AGGGCGGGCCGCCGCAGAATTACACGGTATTGCGCCGCATGATGGCCGCCGTGGGGCTTGCCGGGAAAAACAGCGTGGAGGAACTGGAACGGGAAGTTTCCCGGCTGGTGGCCGAAAACGAAAGGCTGGCGGCGGAAAATGACGGGTTCCGGGGCATGCAGGGGCAGCAGGCGCGCGTGATGGAGGCGCACGAGCGGGAATTTGAGCAGCGCGTGAAGGAGGCCGTTGTGCGGGAAATGGCGGCTATAGGGGTTGCTCCGGTAGGGCTGCCGCCCGCGGAGGGAGCCACGGAAGAGACCGGAAAGAAAGAACCTGCCATGACGAACGAAAAGCTGCGGGAGATGGCCGCGCAGGATGCGCTGGAATGGATTATGGGGCATCCGCAGGAGGCCGCGCGGCTGGCGGAGCAGCCGGGGAAATAGCATCTTGGCCGCCATAGATAGATTTTTACTAACAGAACCTAAACATAAATAAAATATGAACAAGAAAACATTGATGAACATTCCGCGGAATGCCGTGATGGAAGGAAATGATGTCGCCGCTCTGAACTGGACCATTGTTTCACAGGCGGCTATTGCCACCCTGGAAGAAGAATTGGCTTCAATCAGCCGGTTTTCTCTGGATGTGTCCGGCGAGTTCAAGACGGACGGCGATTCTGTCAAGGTGGAAGTGATTGACGGAGCCGGGGAGGCGTTGAAAAATACGGAAGACTGGAATCAAAGCGAGCTGAAAACCAGCTCCGTTTCCGTGACGCTGAACCGTTATTCCCGGCCGGCTGGCCTGTCCTATAAGGAAAGGAAAAGCGGGGTGCAGCTTGCGAATAAGGTGCAAACGCTTGTGCGGACGGTCGCCAAGGCGTTTTGGAAGGACCTGATGGCCGCCATAGCCGATTCCGGGGCGGAAGTGGTGAATATTGGCCCGCGGGCCGGGTTCAAACCGGAAATGATGGCGGATGTGATTTGGCCGTCCATGACTAATGGCGCGGATGCCGTTTATTTGGACCGGATGTATTATTCCAGGCTGATTCCTACGAATGCGCTTGCTCTTAACCTGGCGGACGGGGCATATTCCATTCCGGGGGGAATTCACTACGTGGAAGGGGTGAACGTGCTTGCCGGGAATGCCGGGGTTGGTTTTGCGACGCGGCCGGACGCGCTGGCCGTTGCCGTCCGTCTTCCGAACATTGATCCGAAGCTGAATTTGGAAACGCAGGTGGTAGAATCTCCTAAGCTGGGGATTTCCCTGCTGCTGAAGTGCTGGCCTGACCAGGGAACGGAAACGGTTTACATTTCCGCGGAGCTTTTGGCCGGCGTGGCGGTGGGCAACAAGAACCATTTGCGACAGCTTTCCGGCGCAGCTCCGGAGACGGAGGCGGAAGGTGGAAGCGTTGAGGACGGCGGCGGGGAAGAAACAGGGCCGACTGAAGAGGAAGGGGCCTGACGGGTTTTTGGCGGAATCATGGGATAAAAGAGAGCAAAGGACCGGCGCGCGGGGTGTCAATTCCGTGCGCCGGTTTTTATTGAACGGATATGAGTTTAGCAGGGGAAATAAAAAAATTGCTGGACCTTGGGGATCATGAGCAGGAAGAAGCCTGGGGGGAGCGCGTGATGGTGGACGGCCAGGAATGCCGGGGCGTTTTTGCGCCGCTGGAAGGCTGGTATGAGGTGGAGCTTGGCGGCCGGGTGTGCAAGGTGCAAACGTCCCTGCGCGTGCGTCGGAAGGCGTTGAAGGGCGTTCCCGCGGCCGGGCGGAAGGTGGTGGCGGTCCGAAGCGGTAGGGCCTTCCGCATTGCGCGGGTGCGGGACTGGGCCGGAGACGTGGCCCTGGTGCTGGAGTTGTCCGAAGTATAGCCGGAAGGGTGGCGAATGGCGCAAGTCAGGTATAAAGTGGATATTTCCCGCGTGCTGAAAAGGCTGGCGGAGGTGAAGAAGGTGGGGGCTGACGGCATCCGGGAGTTGACCCTTGAATATGCCAAGAGGGCCGCAAGCAAGGCCATACGCACCACGCCGCCGAACAGCCTGAAGAATGGCGGAAACGGAAAAAGGGCGTTGGAGGAACATATTGCGCGGGATATTGGCGGGGATCCGTTGGAAACGGATGTGAGGCTGAAGCGCGGTGAGGATGGAAGGCCGGTGCCCTATGCTTACCCCCGGAAGAAGCGCGGCGGGGTGTTGCTGGGGGTGCGCGGGAAAAAGTTTAAGGGCATGGCCACCGTTTCCGCGGATGCGTTTTTGCGGAGCCATACCCTGCTGAAAATGGGCCGGAAAAGCAGCGTGCGCGTGCTGAAGGGCGGCGGACTGATGTCTCCGGGAGTGGCGCAGGCGGGAGACGTGCGAAGGGCTTTGGCGGAGCGGCGGCGGCACGTGGGGAGGATGGCGGCCGGGTGGCTGCGGGGCGCGCAGGTGGCCGGGCTGAAGAAGGTGCCCGCGTGGATCGCGCGGCACGCCTCCCATTATGACGGCGCGGCGTCTTTGACGGTTCAGGGCGGCCGGGTGCGGTTTGAGATGGAGAATTGCCCGGAATATCCTGACCGGGGGCAGCTTTCCCGGGTGGCGGCGTATGCGCTGAATTCTGCGGCCCGGGATATGCGGAAAGTAATCAAGGGGTATGTGGCCAAGTTGAAAAAGGAGCTTAATTCATGATGACACAGGCAGATTGTTTGATTAAGGCGGTGATTGCGTGCCTGAAGGCGCGTTTTCGGAAAGACAGGGGGAACACGGAACGGGGGATTCCGGACGGGTTCCCGGTGCCGTTGAAGATGGCGGTGGACGAAGACCGGGAAGGGAAGGAATATGCGTTGTTCCAGGCGGCGGAAATGGAGGAAATTGTGGCCGGGTACTGTACGTATCACGCCGGAATATCCGTGGAGCTGCATTTGGACGCCAATGACCGGACGGCGGATGAAATACGGATGTTGCAGGCGTGGATGGAAGAGCGGCTGAAGGAAGTGGACCGCGCCGGGCTGAATGCCGTGGAGAGCCCGCGGCCCTATCGGAATTTCCTGGTCATAGGCAAGGTGAGGCTGGGGCCCGCGCAGGATGCGGCGGCGGAGGAAGGCGCGTTTGCGGTGACGTGGAAAATGACGGTGCCCGTGCAGTTTTGAAAAAGCTCCTGAAGGGTAGATAGATGAACTTTAACACGAAAGGAATTTGATTATGCCTGCACATATTGGAGATGTCCCGAAGCACGGGATTGACGAACCGGAAAAAGGAATTTTTGTTGAGTCGATCGATTTTGACGGCCAACAGGAAATTTATGAACAAAAGGATAACAAGGGGAAAAAGTGCGGAGTGCTTATCATTGATGAAGAGCTTTCCTTTTCCATGTCCGGCGCAATCCTTACCACGGGGGCGGCGTCGTTGAAAATGGGAGCGTCTTTGACCCTTGCCAATGAAATTCCGGATATTTGGAATGAAACTCCTTCCGCCACTACCGTTTTCCTGAAGGGCGTCAAGCACAACCTGAAGAATACGGACGCGCAGAAGATGGACGTGAGCGGAACTGTTTACGGGTTCGGGGCCTCCGCCGTCTCCTGAAGCCTGAATAAAAAAGTCAGATAGTAAGATTGATGAATGCCGCAGACAATAAAAAGCTGGAAAGTGATGTGGTTGTTTTCACGGAAAACGCATCCAGATACGAAACGGAAAACACCATGCTTGCCGCGTTGCTGCTGACGCTGGGGGTAAGCATGAAATGCACGTCCGGAAGCGTGCTGATAGGCAGCGGCGCGCGCCTTTCCGCGCCGGGCGGGGTAATTACCTGGCAATTTGAGCCGAAAAGCGAAGACGGAAGGTTTAGGACGGAGGAAGTAATCAAGCTTTTCGGGGATAAGAATTGGCTGACTGACCCGGAAAATGAAAGCCCGCTGGCTTACGTGGCGTGCGCGTTCCACAATTACAAGCGGTTGTTGGATTTTGTGAAAAGCCAGGTGCCGCTTGCCGTCATCCGCAAGGGGAAAAGGAAGGCCCTGGTGCGGTTGGATGCGGATCCGTATTGGCAGGGCGTGGCGGAGGGTTTTCTTGGCGGCCGGCCTTTAATCTAACTTAATTGACAACCAAAAAAGCAAGAAAGATGGAACTACAGGAACAGGAAAGGCGCGCCCTGACGGAAGCGGCGTTGATCGGGGGAAATGAATTCCGCTGGAAGAACTACCGGCTGCGGTGCATGACCCTGGGAAGCATGTTGCAGTTGCAGCGCATCGGAAATCCTTACTGCCGCTTGGGGGAAATTAACCTGGGCCCGGATGAAAACGGGCGGCATCCGTCCATGTGGGAAGCCCTGGGCGTAACTGACAAGGCGCAAATTGTCTATTATCTGGCGGAATTCCTGTGGGTTCACATGGGGGACCGGGAGGAAGTCAGGGAAGGGGTTTTTGCGCCGGAGGAAGAACGGCGCGTTCTGGTGGAAGCGGCTGCCATGAACATTCCCGGCCGGGATTTGGTGGAACTGGAATGCGCCATGCTGGGGGATGTAGAAGTGATTCAGGCGGGGATGGTGATTCCGGAGGCGGAAGGGGAGGATGAAGAGGACCCTTTAGGGCGTGGCCGTCCTGGGGCGCGGCCATGCTGATGACGGTGGCGCGTGTGACGGGTTGGCCGGAACGGGAAATTCTGTGGGAAATTCCGCTGGCGCGGCTGGTGCAGTACGTGCATGCGGTCTGGAGCTATGACGCGACGCCGTGCCGGTGGAGCTGCTACACGGAACCCTCCGGGCATGTGGGGGACGTGCTGGAGCAGGCCAGGGAAGCGTGGAGAAAACAGGTGGAGGGGCTGGAGTGATCCGGCCTCTTCATTTTTTGTGGCAGATGAGCCAGAAAATAAGGATGGGAATAAGGATGATAGCCCAGCTTACCGGATCTGTCAGTATTTCCAGAAGAGGCAGGAAGAAGCCAAGAAGGAAAATGATTCCGATAATGAAGATGATTACAAGACCTGTTTTTTGTAACAGATACAGCAAGATTTCCATGATGGAGGAAAACACGAAGTCCATTTAATGATTTTTTATATTATCAGTCAATGTAAAATATTATGAGCGAAGGCGCAGTTATTAAAATAGATGGTGATGCGAGCGGCTTTATTGCCGCAACGGAGGAAAGCAGGAAAGCGGCAAGCGGCATGTCCGAAGCCTTGCAGGGGGCCGTGGGCGGAAGCACGGGGGAGGCCGTGAAGGGGCTGAAGGGTATGGATCAGGAGGGCCGGAAGGCGTGTAAACGGCTGAATGCCGGTCTTATCAATATGAGTGCCACCATTACGGGGGTAGGGGCCGCCATTAACGGCCTGCGGGCCGGATGGGGCAAGTTTTCCGCCATGCTGGCGGGTGGAGATGACATAGAAAGAGTAACCCGGCGCATGGAGGCGTTCACGGGCGGCGCGTCAAGCGCGGCGGGCGCGGCGCGTGATGTGGTGGATTTTGCTGATACGCCGCCGTTCGGGCTGGCGGAAACGCAACGGGCGGCGCAGTTGCTTCTTGGGTGCGGCGTCAGGGCAAGCGAATTGAAGAGCACATTGGAATCCCTGGGCAATGTGGCGGCGGGCAGCGGAATGAGCCTTGAGCAGATAGGAGTGCGGCTTTCCGTAGCTTTTCAATCTGGTAAAGTAGGAATGCGTGATTTGAGGCCTTTAATGGAGAATGGGGTTGATGTCCTGAAATTGTGGAGCAGGCAAACGGGAAAGACCAGGGCGGAATTGCAAAAGATGATGACGGAGGGAACAATTGGTTTCCGGGATTTGAAGGGGGCTTTAGTCTCCATGGGATCTGCCGGAGGGCAGTTTGCGGGAGCCATGGAGAAAAATACGCAGGACATTGAGAACAGGGTGGAGACCCTGAAAGGCAAGGTTGGGGCCTTGAGCCGGGTTTTTGCGGAACCGGTAACAGGCGGCATCAAGGATGCCATGGACTCCATAGGCGCGTCATGGTCCGGTCATGGGCCGGAGGTGGAGCGCGGCTTGAGGAAAACGGGCGAATTGCTGGGGCAAATCGTGAAAGCGGCCGCGCCTATTATTTCCGTAGTAGGAAAAGGGCTGGCAACGGTAGCTGCAGGCGGCGATCGGCTTCACGGGATGCTCCGGAATGGAATTTTAGCGTGGGCAGCGTGGAAGGCGGCCGGCAGTTCCGCCGGGGCAGCAGTAGGTCAGGCTGTGCTGTCTGCGGGGAGGACGTGGCAAACAGGATTTAATAATGCGCTTGTGTTATCCGGGCAGAGGACGCGGAGCGTAATGGGGGATATCCGGGCATTAGGGGCTTCTGCTCGTTCGCAGGCGGCGCGGATGGGGGCTGCGTTTAGGGGGGTGGGTGCAAGTTTGGCTTCCAGCTTGAAGGGGCCGGCCATTATGGGGGCTATTGCGGCTATTTCCGTAGCCGTGGAAGAGCTTTACAAGGCGAGCCATGAGGCAAGCGGGGTGGCCTCAAAGGGAGAAATGGACAAAAAGAAAAATTTCAAACGGTCGAATGATGATTTTGATGAACGCGTGTGGAAGATGGCCGGGGAGGCGTCCAGCAAGCAGGACGTGGGGCGCGTCATGGATGAATATGACGCTGAAATTAAACGCCTGAAGCGCGAAGAAGAAGACCTGCTGGCGGAAGATCCGCTGGGGAGAATGACGGTTGCGGTGCAGGATAGGCTGGTGTTGTTGCAACGTGAGCGGAAGGAGTTGCAGCAGATGGCGGAAGCGAACGCGAAAGCGGCGGAGACGCGGGAACGGGCGGCGCAGCGCGGGCAGCAGACGGAAGAGGCACGGAAGAAGACGCTGGAAAAAATCAGGGAAATACAAGATGAATTGTTATCCCTGGATTATGACCGGGCGGAAGAAGAGAGGGAGAGGCGGCGCAGCGGAATGGGGCTGGAGGACCGGAAAAAAGACCTGCTGGGAGGATATGGGAGCATTGAGGGCCTCAAGAAGGCCATTGCGGAGCAGAAAGCCCTGCTGGATGGCGGGGACGCCGTGGACGGCATGTTGAATCTGGAGGGGGTGGAGTCCAGAATCAAGAGCCTGTATGAATTGCTTGGCAAGGTGGAAGAGGTGGATCGTGAAATAGTGGAGCGGAATAAGGAATGGGACAAGGCGGAAGCCAAACACCAGAAGCAGGCTGCCCTGCTGCGCGCGGAAATTCACGGGCAGAAGGATAAGCTGCGCGTGTTGCAGGAGCAGGCGCGCGTGCTGGAGCTGCAAAACCAATATGAGGCGGATGGCATGAGCAAGGCCCGCGCCGGCGCG